TGCTGGTGATACAATGATTACTGCCATGAATAAATTGGCAGGTGCAGAACCAGGTGAAGGATTTAAAAAGCTTTTAATTAATACTGCTGATGGTGTTGAAAGATTTGCTAATATTGATGTAGATCCAAACAAGGTGTCTGGTCTTGCGGGAGCATTAAACAGTGTTTCATTAGCAATGGTAGGTTTCTTTAGCGCAGATGCGTTTGGTAAAATGAAATCTATCTTTGACGCAGGTGTTGAAGGAGTGGCTGGAGTTATTGATTTCTTCTTTGGTTCTAATATCGCAGGTAAAGTAAGTGAAGGGCCAATTGAACGAATTGTCAAAGGCATGAAACCTCTGCAAGATTTAGAAATGGCAGACATCGATAAGATGGATAGGTTTGCCGATGCTTTAGATCGTTTCTTTGAGTCATTTAACCGCATCGCTCAGGTAGACGTATCAAATAGTTTCGCTAAAAATGTTGCTAGTATGGTAACAGACATTGGGTTTGCTCTAGAAGCAATTCCAAAATTAATTAATGGTGGCGATTTAACAGATGGTACAAGTAACTGGTTATCAAGAGCTTTAGGTACACAACGTGGGGTTATTGCTAGTTTTGGTGATGGTCTAGAAGCATTAAAACAAGAAGACCTTGATAAGCTAAAGAATGGTGTTGATGCACTATATGAAGCTCTTGGTCTTAGAATTTCTGCAGAAGATATTAACCCACTTAATCAGGCGCTTACTGGAGCCACTGCATCAATCGCAGCATTGGATGCATCTGTTCAGAATATTAATATAACAAAACAGGCACCACGTCAAGTGGCGCCTGCAGTGCAACAGAATAATAATGCTTATCCGTATTAATCTTCAGCAGCTAGTTTAGCAAAGTATGACATAGTATCATCGTCATCTTCCATTACTGACTCGGCAGTAGCTGGTTGAGGAGCAGGCGCTGCTTTTGGTTCAAAGGCTGGGATCTCATCATCAATTGCAATTTCTTGCTTGACTGTCTTAGGCATTGCTTCGCCTAGGACTTGATGTAGTTTAGCCTTTAGTTCATCATAAGACTTATATGTCTTAGGATCGTTGTACTCTGCAATGTCATGCAGTTGGTTATACACTTCTTCCAAACGAGCTTCATCACCATCATGCAATGGAGAAGGACCACGGAACTCTGACTTATCATAGTTACGGTAACCTTCGACCTGACGAATCTTTAGTACAAAGTCTGCACCTTCCCACATGTCAAATGGGTTAACAGGCTTTTCATCTGGAAACTGTGGTTGCATTTGATCCATAATCTTATCAAAGATTTTCTTACCAAACTTATAGATCATTACCTTACCTTCATTGGCAGGGTTACCTGGATCCGATACTACAAGTACGTTGGTAACATAGTGAAGACGACGTTTCTGCTTGCGAGCAGTTTCCTTGTCTTCATCGTAACCAGAGTTCCAAAGACGAGAGTTAAGTTCACCAACTGGATCTTCTTTACCAATAGATGTTAGTGACTTCTCGATGTACCATTGACCTGTTGGTCCTTTAAACCCGTGGTCCCAATAACGGACCCAAGGAATGTCTTGACCTTCTTTGGCTGGTAGGAATCGTAGGATGGCATAGCCATTCCCTGCTTTGTCAACTGTAGGTTTCCATTCACGGTCATCTCCATAAGACCGCTTTTCTCCACCACCTGCATCCTGTGCAGCTGATACCAATTTAGAAAAGTCGACACGGTTACGTTTTAGATTTGCGAAAGACATATTTGTATTTTCCTTGTATATTTTTGTATTGCTGAATTGTCCACGTTATACATGATATGATTATTATATATTAGTTTACTCAATAGGTAAACTGTTTTGCCGCGGTAAATAATTTAATTTCATTGCCTCGGCTTCAAGTTTGTTTTTGATGATGGGGGATATGAACTTTCTCACATCCTCCAACTCAACTTCGTGCTTCTCGCACAAATGAATAATTGCGTCCATATAAGACGACTTATGATCCTTTACTGTTTTTTCAATTAGCTTTCCGAACTCGCTTTTTGTTAGAAACTGCTTTTGCTTTTGCATGATCCTCTGCTGCCATTTCATTTGTGTATTCTTCTCCAATATCAGGATAAAAGACTCCAGGAGTCCGTTTAGGTGTACCATCAGGATAATAAGCCATAGCTACTGAGCGTAAACGAACAGTGTTCTGTTTCTCAGCACCATAACGATTATCGCGATACACGCCATCATTAAGGTAACGCTGAAGATTAAAGATATATGCTTCTGTATCCCAATATAGTCTACGCATTTTCGGATCGCTACCATTCTTAGCGTCACGGCCTAAGCCTTGTAGCAAATCCTTTTGTTCTTTAATCCAAACCTTGACTTTGTCAGGGTTTAGTGGATGTTCGGCTGGAAGATCACGGATGCTTTCATGAATTGAAAGGTTCTTAGCAGGACCTCTTGCTTCACGCGCTTTTGCCATACGTTCAACTAATGCAGCTTTCTGCTCTTCGGTGAGCTGACGCTTTTTCCGTGTTTTCTTAATAGGTTTAATTTTAGAACCCATTTCTTCACGGATTTGCATGCGTTTGGTTTTTCTAGCCATATTGATTTCCTCCATCATATAATACTATTCTACCACAGTTACGTGGTAAAGTACACTAAAAAGTTTTGTTGGGAATCAATTAGTTGTGATTTTTTTCATCCAACGGTAAAAGTTCGATTTCTCCATTTTCATCGTACTTCCACTTTACTAGCTCATTGTCAACAAGAAACTTAATCGTGTTTTCAATCACAAGATCAGTATCTCTTAATGACATATGTCTACCGATCATGTAAGCGCATAAAGATGCACCAAACATGAGTATCCAAAGCATGTAGACCGTAGGAATTAATATCATCACATCTCCTTATGTCTTTTATAAGTCTATTTATTAACTAAACGAGATCACTCTATCGACACGAAACGAACGCCAGCCTTCAGCATTAACATCCCAAACAGGGATAACTTCTTCATTAACAGAACGGACTGCTTTTTGCGTAATTGGCTCATCCTTTTTTGCTGGTGGTACAACACCTTCTTGCAAAGTGCAAATCATGTCTCGCTCTTCGCCATTCATTTTTGTAAAGATTACTCGGCATTCACGCTTTTGCAATTCAGCAACCATCCATCCACGATCATAAGTCATAGTACCATCCTCATTTTCAATTAAAATCATTATAATTTCCACTCCATTTTTTCATCCAGTGCATACCTTGCACATTCAATATAATCTCTATCTTCATCTGATAAAGCTGACCAAAATTTACTGACTAACGATATCTGATCAGACACTAGAGTCGGATCCATGATATGCAATTGAGTTTCCATACACCATTGAACGGTGTCCATACGTTGTGTAATTTTTTCTTTAATATTTGTCATTTGAGTACCAGCCACATCCTTCTAAATTGCGTTGAGTCTTTAGGATCGTGGATATATCCTTGGGCGTTATTGTAGTCCCAATCATATATCTTACGGACCCGGCGATTATTATAAAGCCAACTCCAACTGGTATTCAATTCACTATTGTCAAACCTTAAAAATTTACAACCTAATTCAGTTAAATGCTGTTCAACTGACTCTTGAGTAAACGATGGTTCAATACCATCAATGCTGTCATACTGATAAGTGTTTCCGTGGACATGGATGTCATCTTGAGATCCTTCAATTGGAGAAACAATAGTCTCCAATACCATAGCGTCTGTATGTCTCATTGCACATGCCAGATCACGTTTCCAGTTAGCAACATGATATAAAACTCCAAGGTGCAAAACTAGATCAAACGTTTCACCTAACTCATACCTATCATTCTGATTGAGTAGTTTTGTCCTTGGAGTAAAATGAAGCTTGCCAAGTGATTGGTTAATCGTATCAAGATGTTCTTGACGAGCATCAGTAAATAATACATCAGCTCCAATTTTCAAGAACTCCATGCCAACATCACCGTGACAAGCTCCAAGCTCAAGCACTTTCTTATGATGGAACCAGTCGTGGCCGAAAATATTCAGAATTTTCTGGACTCGTTTTTCGGTCCACTCCTGGTACATAAGGTGCTTCATAAATTAATCCCAATCGTTATCGTAACGAGTTGTTTGGTAATATGTTTCGCCATAGTATTCTTTGGCGTATTTAGATGCATCAGTGTATGCATACATATTAGATTCCTTAGGGATCTCAATTTCCTTTTTCTTAGTAGGCTTAGGCTGCACTGCTTTAATAACCTTTGCAGACTGTTGACGAACCTTAGACATACGCTTACGGCGCTCAGCGATCTTCTTGATAAGTGCCATACGGTCTTCATAAGTGGTTGCTACTGTAGTCATAACGATCTCCTTCATTCCTTATAGATCTAATATAATCATTAATTCGAGAATGTAAACCCCTTGGGCCGCATTTTTTTCATTTTTTTACCATTCTTTTTTGTGGCCCATATCTTCGTTATATTCATAGCCAGCATAGTACTCTTCAATAGCCTCCATTGACATTCCATACTTAGGAACTAGAGTAGAAGTCCCAGTTCCGCCAGTGTAAAAATGAGGCTTGATAGGACGACCGTAGTAACTATCAGCCGCTCCCCGGTCGAAAGGTCCGCCATGACGCGCATCATATTTTTTACCATCATATTCAACATATCCCATAATTATACCTCTGCAAAATACTTATTGTATAGACCAATGATAGTTTCATCTGATTCCATTAGAATGCGGAAAGTGCTAAGGTCTAATTCATAAGATAGACGGTGTGCCATTTCTTTAATAGTCATTATGCTACTCCTTCATAATCATCTGCTAATACATCAAAACACTCAATGATATAGTCTGAGCTATACCATACTTTCAAGTCGAAGAACATGTCTGCCTCAACGTTGTTCCAGAAGCCAGTAGTACCAGCACCCTGTTCGATATTCTCAGGCTGATTAACAGCACGGTTGAAGCAATCAATTACGTCTTGTTTGATCATTGAGCCATTTGGTAGTAACATTTGGATTCTCCTTTATTCCTTATATAACTAGTCTACCATATTACAAACCAAATGTAAACAACTTTGTTTCGTTTAAAATCAACTACTTAGCATTTTTTTCTAAAATAAATGTTCCTTCTGGACATTGCCATGCCTTCATAAGTTTATAGTACATCTCTGGTTTCATCGTTACAACATCAAACCTTTGGCGCTTTTCATTCCATTGGCGGATATGACAATAGTCTTCATATAGTAAAGCAGATACGTCTTCTAGTTCTCCTGTTATATCCATAATAGTGATTAGTGTTTCATCTTCATCAAATTCTACTGTGAACATATTTGTTTTAACTCTGCTGCAATTGATCGTGCTGACTCTTCAACTGTGTATTCAATTCCTGGATATACATTAACCTTTGTAATGTATCCATCATCACTCGGTAAGTCAAGGATGCTTATAATGTGGTTTATATTAATTATAATGGCATCTCCTTTGTGCTGACCCAAGTTATTTGTTAGAGTTATAAACTTACTCATGCTGCTACCTGAAACCATTCTGGAATATTACGTTTAGTCCATGCCATTTTAAACCGGTCTTGTTTGGTTTGGTAAAAAGCACGGTATGCTTTGACAGGATCGCCAAGAGCAATACAATCGGGATGATCAGCCATAGCTAGTTTGAATGGTGTTTCCTCAATGGTTGGAATATTACTTGGCGGAGTGGCCAATATATCTTTAAGCTTGGCAGTACCATGTTCTTTACCATAACGGTATGTGTATTCATCCAATAGAGCCACAAAGTGGTCATAATGCCATTGGTAGTTTTCAATTGATTCCATAGTCCATACAGTAGATGGATGACCATGATGTACTGCTTTGTATAGTACATCCTCCATAGACTTATCAGGGTGCACCCAATAGTTGACCATACGTTTACCAGACTTGGATGGACGCTTCTCCACATAGCCATCAAGCATACGATGCGCGGTTGATAGCATTTGTGCTGACTCCACAATCATTTTGACTACATGCTTGTCACACTGTAGTTGTGCTGCGATGATTGGGTCATTATCTAAACGGAATATATTCATAAGAGTATTCTATCCTGTTTTCTTTTTATTGTAAACATTAAAATGCATCTCACAAGCTTTTTCTGCTTGTTTTTCTGTCCAATCAAATTGCTTCATTGCTGCTTTGATTATGTCCTTTTTCGAAGAATCTGATCCATTCCAAACTGATATCATGTTCCACAAGATTTTGTCGATCTGTAGCCAGTTCATGTCTAGTCTTTTCGAATTCTTTTTTGATCCACTCATGGTAACGCTCCTGTTTTTCCATCCTGAGGACTCCTTCTTATAAATACTAATACATTTCATATCAAATGTAAAGGAAAAAATGCATGGCAGATGATTTAAAAAATGCTCCAATTGATATGCCGGAAGGCAAAATGGAAATATCATTGCGAGTTTTGGGTAACGAACTTGTTGGCATTAAGATGGTAGTTGATGATTTTAAAATGAAATGGGCTTTGATTGGTGTGGTTGGAATCGCAGTAATATTGGGTGCAGTATCATACTTTGGTCCAGCGATCACAGGGATGATGGGTCAATAATGATATGCCGGAAAAGAACGCCTTTGGCGTGGAGATGAGGACAATGGCAGATAAAGAAAAAGAAGAGGGCGGTAAAGTCCTCCAAGAAGGTTCACTATATGCATATTTAGATGCAGATGGTGATGGTGTTATCACCGACGAAGAGATGGCTCGTGCTAAGGAAATTGCTGAGTTCGACCATAAACGTAAAATGCAGGAAAACGAAGATGCTAAGGAAGACCAAATTCGCCAGATGGCATGGTTTGCTCTTTGGGGCATGCTTCTATATCCTGTTACTATTATTCTTACATCAATCCTCGGTCAAGAGGATGCTTCTCAATTGATTGCAGATATCGCACCTACTTATTTTGTTGCGATTGCTGGTCTTGTTGCTGCTTTCTTCGGTGCGCAAGCCTACTCAAAAGGGAAAGCACCAGAGAAAAAATAGTCATCCTTGATAGATCTTTTGTAAATGGTCTTCAAACTCTTCAACTTTGGCCAGCCTGTTTGGCCAAAGGATATAGTCTTTCTCAGGATTTTTCTTGAGATTGTTTAACAACGGAACAACAGCGTTATAGAGTTTATCCAAACGCTCTTGTGTAGTTAGTGCTAGCTGCTCTGCGTCATTGGCCAGAGCAGCTGTTTTTTGTACGGCTTGCAGTTCTTCTTCATCAACTGCTGTAAAGCCAAAGTCAAATATGTCTGACATTAGTACCTCTTTGGAATCACTTCCTTGTATTTTAAATTTGTATCCACAGATCCAACCAAAGCGAAATTATCATATTCACTTACAGCATAAATCAATGCAGTACGAAGACGATACATTCCAGCATCCTTCATTAACTCATTGGCATATGCTATAGCCCATTTTAAATTTTCAAATGATTGGAAATGACGATTGCCTGCACCAGGACGGAATCCTACAACCGTATAATGTTTTGGGTTGTTACGGATTGTTTCTTCCCATTCGTCGACAGGTTTCAAATCACCACGTTTAGCTACCATAAAAAATCCTCCATATGATATTTTTATTCTACCATATGGAGGACATAATGTAAACTATTTTTTCTTATCCATTTTAGCTTGAGCAGCTTGGACAACTGCTGGGTCAATAACCCCTTCTTGCATCAGCTTATTTCTATTTGCCATATGTGCTGCTGCAACGTCTGCTTTGTTTTGGCCATAGTACTTTACAGCGTGGCCTTCTTCAATTAAGATTTCTGTAAGAAGCTTTGGTTGGCCTTCCCATTCTTCTACAATAAAGTCACCAAGAACGCGGCCAAACTTGCCTTTCATATCCTCACCATCTTTATTGACTTCTGTTTTTAGAATAGCATATGAGCCTTTATCACCTAATAGTTCTTTGACTCTTGCTTTTGCAGCTTCTCCAAAAACATCTTCTACTTTGTCAGAAGTTCTAGATTCGGGTGTATCAATACCCATGATACGTACACGTTCATCAGTCAAAACGATACCAAATCCTAGTTCAATGTCAACATCAACAGTGTCGCCGTCGACTACCTTTAAAATCTTACATCTATATTCGTACATAGTTTAACCTATCTTCTTGTTATGGTTAAACTATATTTATAAAATTTACAGTACGAGACGGCGTTCTACACCAACACGGACTTTTGGGTTAACCTTAATTAAAAAATCTTGGTCTCTTAGGTCCATGCAAAGCGCTTCTGTTGCAGAGGACATATCTTCATGGCCAGGTGCAACTTCAATCATACGTGGCTTAAACCAAGGGTACTTTAGTGTCTTCATAACATGCTCTTGCATTAAGCAAAAGCCAAGGTCAATAAATTCTGCAGTAAAGACGTCTTCCTTTTGTTCCATTTCTTCTAATGAAACTGTATTACGTACACCCCACCGTTGGAAAAACTTTTGATCAGTTTTTTCTACAACACTCGTATTACCACCACGTTCTGTATGCCAACCAGATGCTACACCAGTATTCATTTCAATTAGCCGACCAAAGTCTTCACCTTTAAACGAACTTACACTACTATCAATCCACAAAATATAATCATGATATAGATCACCAAATAAGTATTGATCCGGACCATGTGTTACATTACCAACCAATAGTTTATTCAAGCTTTCGTTATGCATAGGGTTTGAGTGATGGGTGATAGAAATTCTACCATCTCTATGGTGGACATATGCAATTACATCCATCAGGTTTTTAATGAACTCTCCACTAAAATTATCACCATTTAAACAAATAATAATGCTTCTGCGTTTAAGCAATCTGTTAATCAATTCATTATCCATAGTCATTCCTTATCCAGCAAACGATTTTAACATCCATGCGTGCTTTTCATGAGCACCAATCCGTGATTCCAAATAATCTAATGTACCTGCTCTGTTAGCTTTTTCTGCCGCTTCTCTTGCGTCGTACATTAGTCCTAATAATTTATCATTATCTGCTGCCAAAGTCCCCAACATCTGTGCGGCGGCAGGGATATTTATTTCATCTTGGATAATAGATAACTGGCCAAAACGTGCAAATGAACCTGGAGCAAATGCACCAAGTTTACGGATTTCTTCTGCAGTATCATCAATTGATCCATGAACTTCTTCGTATAGGTCTCCAAAGAAATCGTGGTACTGTGCAAAATTAGGACCAGTAACATTCCAATGATAATTATGTGCTTTTAAATATAGTGCGAAAGAAGAGCCAAGCACTCTTTTCATATATTCTACTAATTCTTCCATATGTCTCTCCTTAGGGGTGATGAATCCTCATCATTTCTTCGAGGTAGTCTGTTTTATTTTCCACTCTCTGTATATACTTATCAAGGAACTCGTCGTTATCTTGAAGTCTTTCAGTTTCAACTTTATCTCTTGCTGAAACAGCTGCATGCGAAGCAGCAATTTTTTGGACATTCGAATCCAAAATTTTGATATGCTCTCGCATTTCCATAGCTTCGGTTTCAATTTGATCGATATACGCATTTAAGACAATCAACATGGTATTCAAATCTTTCATTTGATTTTCATGTTTTATGATTTGTTCTTGTTGTTGTTCGATAATTGAACCTTGTAATGCGATCAACTCGTTTTGATCCATTTCCTTTTTCATTTCACCCATTGTCATAAATAACATAAATGCTGCTGATGTCGGTTCCATACCAATACCTCTTTTGGATTACAGCACTATTTATAATATCCTACATCCTTTAGATATGCCGCAGCATCTTCGATTGATTCAATTCCGTATGAATTATCTATATCTTTGACTAAAATGTATTGCTGTAAAGGCGTACCGGAACTGACTATTGTTTTTTCGTTATCAACATTCCAATATAATTGTACGTTTAAAAAATTATTACCCCGCAATAATCCTACTGCTGACATAAATCTTTGATCGTCATTATATGGAACAGGCATTGATAAGAGAGCATAACCTTTAGGGATTTCTACAAACCAAGGTGATTGGATTTTTAATATAGTTTTTTGTTTTATTTTCCAATCACTATAAAATTGTGATAGCTGTTCTTCACTATGGTAATGGATATAATCACCTATTACTTCCCCATTTTTATTTGCAGATTGATTAATTTCAGTGTACCATTGTATGTTTTCTTTGGTGGTATCAATCATAATATTTTGGTATGAAGTTTGGATCCATCCAGTGTTCATAATAGAAAATATTCCAGGACACCTAGTAGTATTAAAATTATGTGTTCCAGATTGGAAATATGAAAATGCTTTATTTACCCAATCATGCTTTATTTCTTTTGCTTTTAAAATAGGGAATGTGTTAGCGACTTCTGGTACAAAACATTTAAACTTTATCATGTTACACCTCTAATAAATCAGGAGAGGAACCTTCCTAGGTGCTCCTCTCCCTATCTTCACTGTACACCGGAAGACCGTGCATCATTACGAGCTGATGGTCACTCACCATTCCAAGAACTGCAGACTCTTAGGTGGATTTTAACTGGTGCCGGTCGAGGGACTCGAACCCCCGACATCCTGATTACAAATCAGGCGCTCTACCATCTGAGCTAGACCGGCCTGGCGGATGGGGTGGGATTTGAACCCACGGTAGAGTTTCCCCTACGCTGGTTTTCAAGACCAGTTCCTTAAACCACTCGGACACCCATCCAATTTGGCGACCCCTGTAGGATTCGAACCCACGACCTAGTGCTTAGAAGGCACTTGCTCTATCCTGCTGAGCTAAGGAGTCAAATTCTCAAATTCTTTTTCTTTCAGTGTTTTAAGCATACCTTCAAAGGTATTAAAAAGAATTTCAAATTTCCAATGGTAGAGTTGCTGCATGCCCATAAGTGCATTTGTTATTTCATCAATAGTTGGTTCACGTTCTCCATCACAAATTTGTGTATAAGCAGTCTTCAAATCATTACAAACAGACCAACAATCCATAATCTTTTCTTCTAACTCATAAGGCTTAGTCATTTTTTGCCACCTCAATTTTCATACAAATTGCTTGCATATTTGCTGGAAAGTAACCATTGAATCCACCTACTTCACTACTTAGTTGTTCTCTTGCAGCAAAGCATTCTAAATGTGTTTCAAATACACCATTACCAACAGTCATTATTTGGCCGTCCCAATACGTCATGAATATTAATAGCCAAGCCATTATTTTATAAACTCAAGAACGTAACGCTTACCGTTTAAATAGAATCGGATTGTAGAATGGCTATAGCGTTCTTCTTTCTGATCGACATACACAACCACTTCGCTACATTGCCGTTTGTTTTCGTATCCAACAACTCTACGTTCTGTCTTAGGTTTAGATCCTTTATCAGCACCGATAAGTCCACCCATAATTGCGCCGGCTGCAGCACCATCATCATTACCCGAAACACCTTTACCTAAGATGCCACC